AGGCTGCGTGTCGCTAGGGAGGCGCTGGGCGATGCGTTGGACATGATCGTCGATGCCTGTCGCGACGGCACCTACAGCCTCACCGAGTTCGAGCAGCTTAAGCACATCCTCGCCACCCTTGGAGAGCCAGCACAGAGCGGAGAGACGAAATGAGTATTGCGGACCTGCCCTTCTTTCAGCCGCCACCACTCTTCCCCGTTGAGCGATTTTCGCAGCGCGACCTCGAAATGGCTGCGAACGACATCATCCTCGCAATGGACGGCAAGATGCGGCGCGACGATGCGCTGATGTGTGCCCGCGCGGTCTTCGAGGGACTTGGAATGGTGAGGGCGGCTCACCCCCGCGCCCGTTCCGAACCGCCCCAAGCTACCGAAGGAGAGGGACGGTGAGCCGTAGATTCGAGCGCGTTTCGCTGAATGGCGAGGCATACATCCCAGCCGAAGAACGCCCGTTGGATATGGAGGCGCGGGAGCTTCTTCACGATATTTACGGCAGTCTTTGGATGGAAGCTTTCTACGATCCAGCCAACGAAGCGACACGCACGTTCGCTGAGCCGCTGGCGCGCAAAATGAAGAAGCTCAACGAAATGTTGGGGTTCAAACAATGACCTCCAATCTCCTTGAACTGGCGGACAGGTGCGAGAAGGCGACAGAGGGCTCTTTTGAGCTGAACGCCGCTATCAGCGAGGCGGTGCTTGGACCGTCGTATCGCCCCGTGTTTCCCGGCGGCATAGAGAGAGCGAATCCGTTCTTTCCCGACCCGTTTGATGACAAGGTTGGGTCGCCGCGACCCTGGAACTTCACCGGCTCTGTTGAGGCTGCAGAACATGCGCTGCCGGGACCGGATTGGCCGGAATGGCAAATCACCCGCCGCTTCTGCACCGGCTATCATGCCAATATCGGCACCGGGAACGACGGCGTTGGATGTGCAACTCCCGCCCTCGCTTTGTGCGCCGCCGCACTCAAGGCCCGCGCTTCTCAAGGAGCGGAGTCGTGAACCACGATCCCCACACCGGAAGCAAGGCCAAGTGGAACAGGCTTGTCCGTAAATACAGGACTGTTCCGACAGAGGATGAACGGATGTCGAGGATGCTCGATGCGCTGTTTCCAAGTTCCCCCACCAGCAAGGAAAGGGCCGGAGCGGGCGACTGCTCCGGTGATACACATGGCGACTGATTACGAAGCATGGCGTCCAGCGCTTATCGCCTTCTACCGCGCCGATTGCTGGTTCCAGTCGGCGGACAATCTGGAAAAGCTCCGGATGCCGCTCACGCTGGACGACAAACGCCAGATCGACGCACTCAAAGCCGCTGCCGAGCGGATGCCGAGGGCGGCATGAACACGCACGCTGAAATCAGGGTGGCTGCAACGGCCATTCGTTCGATCCTGGCGAGCCTTGAATTGGCACCTGGATTCGACGGCGATCATGCCCTGAAACTCGACATGCTGGAAGGCGAAACCGAGTTTTTCGAGGTCGTCCGTCACCTTCTCAATGAGAACGAGGATGATGACGGAATCATTGCCGCGCTGGACGAGCAGATCGACGCCCGCGCCATCCGCATTGAGAAGGCGAAGAACCGCATTGAGGCGCGCAAGAAAGCCATCGCATCGTTGATGGATTGCGCTCAGGAAACGACGCTGCGGTTGCCGGAAGCGACACTCTCGCTGCGGACGCTGAAACCATCGCCCAAGGTCATCGACCCCGACCAGCTCCCCGATCAATTCGTGACGGTAGAGACAGTCAGGAAGCCGAACCGCGAGGCGATCAAGGAAGCATTTGAGCGCGGCGAATCCATCCCCGGAGTCGTCCGGTCGAATGGCGGCGCAAGCCTGTCTGTGAGGCACAAATGACGAAAGAGGAACTGCAAAACCTGTTCGCGGAGTTCCCGCGCGAGTCCGTTCACTGGCGGGCGCAGAGCATGACGAAGCAGGGCGATAAGGCGATGGCCCTTGCCTACATCGACGCCCGCGACGTGATGGACAGGCTGGACCTGATTTGCGGGCCGGAGAATTGGCAGGACACCTATACCGAAACCGCGAAGGGGCGGGTGATCTGCACCCTCTCGATCCGTATCGGAGACGAATGGATCGCCAAGGCTGACGGCGCTGGCAATACGGCGGTAGAGGGCGACAAGGGCGGCATTTCGGACGCATTTAAGCGCGCCGCCGTCAAGTGGGGCGTGGGGCGCTACCTTTACGATATGCCGACGCCATGGGTTCCGTGCGAAAGCTACGAATCCAACGGCAAGCGGCACTGGAAGGCGTGGAATAAATCGCCTTGGGAGTTCGTTCGCGCGCCTCAGAAAGACCCGCCAGCCAAAGAGTTGATCGCCACTCTGGCGAAGGCCGCTGGCGTCACCATCCAGACGATCACGGAAAGTTACAACGTCAAGAACCTTGACCAGCTTTCCGACGCTCAATCCGAGGCCGTGGTCAAGCGCCTCAATCTCACCATCGCGGACAAGAAGAAAGAGAACGCATAATGGCCGGACTGAACAAATGTGCCTTCATTGGCAATCTCGGGGCCGATCCCGAATCCCGTTCACTGAACAATGGTGGCGAGGTTGTAAACCTTCGTCTCGCCGTTAGCGAAAGCTGGAAGGACAAGGACGGCAACCGCCAGGAACGGACGGAGTGGGTTCCAGTCGTCATTTTCAACGAAAATCTCGGCAAGGTTGCCAAGTCCTACCTTCGCAAAGGCTCCAAGGTCTATCTCGAAGGGCAGTTGCAGACCCGCAAATGGCAGGATCAATCGGGAACGGATCGCTACACGACAGAGGTTGTGTTGCAGCGGTTCCGTGGCGAGCTTGTGCTGCTGGATAGCAAGGGCGGTAACGACTCGAACGAGCGGCCCATGCAGCCAGCGATCGCCGACCTAGACGACGACGTGCCGTTCTAGGATCGCCAGCGATGACCCTTCCGCCTCGCATCCCGAAGAAGCCCAAGCGCTCCTCACGCTGGCGCAGTCAGGCGCATTGCACCTTCGTTCGCGGCCACCATTGTTGCGTTCCGGGTTGTGGTGCCGTGCCAATCGAGGTCGCGCATGTGCGGAACGGGAGCGGGGCCGGTGTCTCGCAGAAGCCGGACGACTGGAACACAATTTCGCTCTGCCGGGACCACCATGCCGAGCAGCATCGGATTGGCGAGCGTTCGTTTCAGGCGGCTCACGCAATCAACATGGCGGCGCTGGCGGAAGAGTTCGCGAACGCATCGCCCAAGCGAGCCGAGATCATGCATATCAGGAAGGAGCGGGAGAATGGCTGAGAGAACGCAGTGCGTCGAATGCGGAAGGTTCCTTGGCGTTGCCGATTACTTCCTCGGCCATTGCGAGGTTGAACCGCTCAACGAGTTCGGCCCCGAGCGGATCGAATGGACCTGCGCCGGATGCCACAACCGCCTCAAGAACGAGAAGGAAGCCGTGCGTGGCGCATAGGCTCATCCGCACCGCCGACGTTCAAGCCGTCTTTGACCGCCGTTACGCCGTCTATCGCAAGAAGATGGAGCGCTGCAATCCGTTAGCGGACGATACCTGGAACCGCCATGATGCGATGCGCTTGGTTTGCGAGGCATTAGAGATATTCGCCGACGAAGCGGGGCTAACGGTTCCCGAAGAGGATCGCGTCCTCTGATGTCCTACCGCCTCATCCTCAACACGCCCTATTCGCGGGAGCGCGCCAAGCGGTTGGTGGACGCCGCGCCGGATGGTTTCGTGTTCTCCGTCGATGAGCCGAAGCGCACCGTCGATCAGAACAGCCGCCTTTGGGGCAATGCTCTCCGATGTGGCGATGTCCAAGCCAATGGGCCGGATGCACACCCCCGAAGAGTGGAAGTGCATCTTTATGGCCGCTTGCGGTTGGGAGGTCGCGTTCCTGCCAGGATTGGACGGGCGGTTCCTGCCCTACGGCTATCGCAGCTCGAAGCTCACGAAGAAGCAAATGGGAACGCTGATGGATTTCATCGAAGCGTGGGGCGCTGAAAATGGCGTCCGCTGGAGCCAACAGGAGGCAGCATGATGGACCGCGACGGTTTTCCCGGCGGATACTTCGGTTGCTGCGGAATGTCCCGCGCACGGGGTCACGCCGAACTGTGTCCGCGTGCCGAGCAAGGAATCAAGCTGACAGACCCGGACCCGGAGATGGCGGCGTATCAATCCCGATACCGGCAACCGAAGGAGAAAGCGGCGTGAAGAACGTGGAAACATGCACGGTCGTTATTCGCATGGAGCAGAATTACGATTGCGAGAGCCGCTTCGATCCCGAAACAATTGTCAAGACCGCTTGGACCCGCCTTGTTCCGTGGTTCACCGAGCGTCACGGGGTCCGGAGCGGACAACTCCAAATCGGAGACGGCGAGAGTGACGGCCACAATGTCACGTTCAAGTGGACATACGAGAATGAATACGAGCCGCCGACCCAAGGGGAAATGTGCGCCGATGCGCCCAAAGGAGGCGACCATGCGTAACACAATCCTGAAACCGGACGAGAGGCTGGCGATGCCTTACGGCCCGCGCCACTCACGAGCGGAGCCTGTTTCACGTCTCCGTCCTTCGGATGAGTGTCGCTATCGCGGCCCATCGCTGGCGTTCGTCGCCCTCACTCGAAACCCGCACCTGGAGCCGCCTGCGCGGTTCGAGCCGACCGTGAAGCGGCCCGGAGACTTGGTGCTGTAATGAGCCGCGCGTTCACCGTAGCGTCTCTGGCGGCGGAGTGGGAATGCTCCGAGGGAGTCATCCGCAAGGCCATCAATGACGGGCGGCTTGGCTGTTTCCGCTTGGGGACGCTAATCCGTATCCCGGCAGAGGAGGTTCGGAGGTTCGAGTGCCAGAATACACCGTCCAGCGATTGCGCGGACGATACGCCATCGTCGTTCCCAAAGGTAACGGAAAGCGCACTCGTATCAGCCTCACGGCGACGGACCGATCCAGCGCAGAGGCTGAGGCGCGCGATGCGTTCAGGCGGCTAACCGAGGAAAAGCCGACAGTGGGCAGCATCGTCTCCGATTATATCGACGCCAGAGAGCGCGCGGAGATCGCTTCGACACCCCGCCAGCGGGACGCATGGAAGGCGATGAAAGGCTTTTGGGAGAATGTCGATCCCGACCTGATCGACGAGGATATGTGCCGCAAATACGCGGACCAGCGGAAGGTCGGACCAGCCACCATCCGTTATGAGCTTTCGATGCTTTCCGTGGCGTTGCGATACGCCAAGAAGCCGACGCCCATCTGGAGGCCGGAAGCTCCGGAGCGCAAGGTCCGCCATCTTACGCAAGCGGAGTTCGAGCGGTGGTTCGCTGAAGTGAAAGCGCCGCACGCCCGCCTCTACGCGCTGCTAGGGCTTTACAGCATGGCGCGGCCAACGGCGATCCTAGAGCTAACGTGGGATCGCGTGGACTTCGAGCGCGGGATGATCGACCTTAACCCCCGAGGTCGTCGCCAGACGCGCAAGCGCCGTCCGGTTGTTCCCCTGCATGACGAGGCGCTGGATGCGCTGGAGGAAGCCCACAAGGGCCGTCAAAGCGAATATGTGATCGAGCGCGGCGCAAAGCCTATCGCCAGCATCAAGAAGGCGTTTCAGGCCGCGTCCAAGCGCTCCGGTGTTCATGTCACGCCCTATATGCTCCGGCACACAGGCGCGGTTTGGGCGGCGGAGGCGGGAGTTAGCATGGCGGAGCTGGCGCAGTTCATGGGCCATGACGACGATTCGACCACACAAAAACACTACGCGAGGTATTCTCCGGGGTATCTGAAAGGCGTTGCGAGCAAGGTTCAGAGGGCCAAAAAGTGAGCGCCAAGGTTCAATGTGAGACTCCAGCCCCTGTCCATATGGCTTGCTTTAGGGGTGCGATTGCGCTAGGAAAAAGATGGTCGGGGAGAGAGGATTCGAACCTCCGGCCCCTGCCTCCCGAAGGCGTTGCCCCTAGGCGCAGCCGTTGTTTTTCAACGGTTCCCTCTTCGGACAAAATGCCTTCTGATGGGCGATGTTCGCGTTTCGTTGCGGGCGCAAGGTTCATGGTGAACCTGAACCCCTGTCTATATGGAGGCGAGCCGCGCAATGGCTACTGATTGGCAGGAACTATGTGCCAAGCGCATGGCGCGGACGCTGAACGGCAAGCCGCGCCGCGCAAAGACGCGGGCCTATCTGAAGACGCTGCCGAAGCGTGCGAAGGTGACGGTCAACCCGGAGGAGTTCGCGGTTGCGCGGGTTAAGCTGAAGCTGCCCACGGAAACGCCCTCCGTTCCTGCGGCCAAAACGCGGAAGGACCGCCTCCGGCCAAAGACCTGGTTCAAGCCAATGGAGAACGATCTGGCCGCGCCATACCTTCCGCCAATTGTTGCGGCCCCTAGGGCTACGTCAGGGCTGACGGCAACCCATCACAAGGTTTGGGACCGTTGCGGCGGTCTCTGCCACTATTGCGGAAGGGCGATGGTTCGAATGCCAAACGACCGACTATCGTTCACGCTAGACCACGTGATTCCCCGCTCTCGCGGCGGCTCGAACCATCTGAGCAACCTCGTGGGGTCATGCGCGGAGTGCAACGGCGACAAGGGCAGTCTGACGGGCGAAGAATACGAAGCCGTTCTCGCCGTGCGAAAGCGAAACCGCACCCCTCACAGCGCAGGAGTGAGACAGTGAGCCGAGGGCGCAATCACGATAGCTTGGAGGCGATCAAGAGACGCCGAGCCGCATGGGCAAAGGAGATTGGCGGCAACAATGAATGGTCGCATCTTGCGCCGCAATTCGTTCGTGAACTGGACGCCCAGATCGCCCGCCTATCAAAGGGAGAGGAATGAATGCCGCACGAAGCATGGATGTGGCTATTGCGGAGCGCGGTGATCGCGGTTCCAGGTTGGTTTGTTCTGGATGCCACGCTCGGAAGGCTGGTCCGCTGGGTTCATCGTCACGATGCCTAACCCACCCCAAGGAGGAATAGCTATGCAGGAGAGATTGGTGGAGGATAGATCGCCGCGATTTGCACGGGACGCCCTGCGGATACGTTGTGAGGCAGCGCGTAACGAGTCGGACTGGGAGGCGGCGCAGACCAATATTGGCGAAATGCGCTCAATCATGCGCTATATCGAATCCCTCGAACAGCGCGTGAAGGTGCTGGAGAACGATATCGCGGCGGCGATGCGGCGGGCGCGCGATGAGATCGGCGCTACGGAGCAACAGCGGATTGCCTTCGCTTATGCCGAGGCTGCTATGCGTTCAACGATCCGCGCCGCCCTAAAGGAGCAGCCATGACCGAGATACCGGAGGATATGGTGTGGAGGACGATTGAGAGCGCGCCGAGAGGTGAGCTAGTCCTCGCGTGGTGCCCGAAACACCGGCTAGTAATCATGCGGCGCAGCGATGGCGAGGGTGTGCCAACGGAAACGTGGGCGATCTCGCCGTCAGGGCGAATGGACTGTCCGGAGCCAACCCACTGGATGCCACTCCCCGCGCCACCCAGTGACTAATCCCTGGATATGACGACAGGTGTTGTAATCAGCGTGCCAGGGCCGTCGCTAGCTCGGGGTGACGGCCCGTTTGATGGAGTTGGTTGCGGGCCGGTTGCTACTCCAGCTTGTGCCAGTTTCAGCCTACTCCCGCATCACGCGGGCGGATAACGCTGCCAAGACCATACCACCTGGCTCTGCCTTGGTGGGCGTTCGCGCCGCTTGCCGCTTCGCTTTCAGCCACAACCATCCTCTCCCATACTCGAACGGGCTTGGAATCGCAAGCGTTTTGTGATAAGCAGGGGCATGGTTGCTGACGCATCGGAACGGCTAGCCGAGGCCGAACGTCTCGAGAAAGAGGCGCGGCGCTCATTCGCATGGGCGATGCGTGAGACTGAGTGGCCGCATCATCGTGCAGAGTATCAGCGCGACGGTGCGAGAATGTGGAAAGAGGCCGAGGCTATCAGGAACGAAATCGGTGCGCCGCCCGCATCGCGCTTTATCTAACCCCGTTTCCACCTTCTCTGCCGTATCGCCCGACATTCCTTGATAAGCTCGTCAAGCTGTTCATCGGTAAGGAACACCCCTCCTTCTGAGCAGAGAAACACAGCTTCTGGATGCTCGGCAAGGATAACGCGCCCTGTTGCTGTGGGGATGATGTGGGAACGACCGTTCATGCTGCCACTCTCAGCATCGCCGGATCGAAGCGATTGCGCTGAACCTCTCCAAGCTCGCGATGGTAGATGAGCACCTGCATATCGCGCTTTGAACGATAGCCTTTGCCAGCGTGCCATGCGTCGGTTCCCGCAAGCGTCCGGTGAACCTCTACATCGCAGCCGGGATGCTCTTTTAGCGACTTGTGGTGGAAGTGGCCGACGTGCCAAACGCGGTGCGTTGTCGCCGCCCAATCTTCCGGACGGTCGGCGGCCATGAGGAGCGGCAAGTCGCCCTGTTTCGCGCCGTGCCCGTGGTGCGATGCGATCAGGTTCTTGCCGAAGCGGTGATACTTGTAGAGCGATGTGCCCCTATCCACGATGACTCTCGGCTCGGCGTGGAAATAGAAGGCCATCGCCACCGCTAAGGCTTGCGCCGCGTCCGGATCGTGATTGCCGCGCATGTTCCAGACGTGAACCGTCTGATGCTTTTCGAGCAGCCTGAGAACGCAATGGATAAGCGCCATCGCGCCCGTGTCGAATACCTGGCCGAAGCGGGTATCCACGTCCATCAGGTTGCCGCTGGCTGGGGTCTGATTGGAACTGTCGTTCGCGTGGAAGTAGTCGCCCAAGTTGAGGAGAAGGGCTTCTCTGGCGGGCGGAGCGGTCGCGCTCAGATGGTCGATTGCAGCCATCAGCCTGCGATTAGCGATCTTGCAGTCATAGGCGTCCCCGGTTTCTTCCGGATCGGCCTTCATTCCGTAGTGGTGATCGCCAATCGGATAGACCGCGAACAGGTCGCTATCGGAAGCGGCGGGAGGGGGAATGTGGGGGGCAAGTCCCTTGAGCGGCTTGGACGCCTCTTCGATGAAGGCAAGGAATTGCTCCTCCATCGCGGCCTTGTCGATCTCGACCTTTTGCCAGATGCCTCCGGTTTCCGTCCGGCGATATTCCGAATAGCCCCGCGTTTTGAATCCTGGCGGGACAGCCTCAAGGTTGGATTGCTCTGCGTAGAGCCTGTCCTTGAACGTGGATGACGGAATGCCCAGCCGACGCGCGGCTTCCGCCCTGTTGCCGCCAGCTTCGTCCAGCAGCGTTTGATAGGTTCCTGGCATGTGCCGTGTCCGCCCTCAGGTTACTTGCCTGGGGCTTCTGTGCAGTTTTCGAGAACGTGAACGAGGTCGTGCGAGAATTGCCGGAGCATGATGTCGCTACCGGCAACCAGTTTGAAATCGTCCTGTGCTTGACCTGTGAGCTTATCGCCTATCAGCGGCGGTTCGGCGGCTTTCAGCTTTTCGAGCTGAGGGGGTGTCAGGCAATAGATGAGAGCGGTTCGCGGGTGCGGGGCGCAGGCTGAGAGGGCGAGCGCTGTAGCTGCGACGGCTGCTCGGCGGGGATAGCCCCAGCCCTTATGCCGCTTATCCCCTTGCGGGCGACCGGCGTCATGCCAATCCCAGAAGCCGCAGCTACGGATTTGACTTACCCGATTTTCCATGGTAGCGCAAGCCTCGGTTGCGAGTTCAGTGTCCGGGTTCGAATCCCGGCGGGTGGCGCGCCCGTTGCCCAACTGGTAGGGCGGGAGGATGCGAAAGCAGGGGAGGTCCGGACCTCCCTCCTCTTTTTGCCCCGTGGTGTAGCGGTAGCACGGCGGGATTTGGCCCCGCAGACCGAGGTTCGAACCCTCGCGGGGCATCACAGCATCCTCCGCGCCGCTTCCGGCAACTGAGGCGTCTTGCAATCCGGCGGGTTGGGTGCGTCGTGAATCGTCTTAACGATTGTCCGCACGCTATCCTGTCCGCGAACCACCTGGGTTACGGTGCGGTCGGATACCTTGTGCTGCTCATCGCGCTTGGAGGTTACGCGCTGTAGCTCCCCACGGTAGTAATCCCGCTGCTTCAGGTAGCTGTCGCGGTCGTGGCGGGCGTCGTTTCTCTGATATGCGAGCAACAGGCACAGCGCGGCGAGCGCCATCGCCACAAGCTGCCAGAAGGACCGGTGTTGCAGCCACGCCCATGCCTTGCCGAGCGCGTTACCGGCGAGCGCCTTGACCGCCGCCCATGTCAGCCAAGTCATGCGATCAGTCTCCGTGTGTTGCGGGCCACCCGTTAAGGTGTCCGATTTCGTGACAGAGGATCGCCGCGTAGAGGTCGCGCAACGCGAGCGGGCACGGGTTAGGCGCTGCGATAATCGGAACGCCGTTGCTGAATCCGGAGCAACCGAGCGCCGCATCTCCGCAGTTATCCTTGACCGTCTGAATGCTAAAGATGACCACCGCCGCCGTGTCGCCCATGTAGCGGTCTGGCGGTGCGACCTGAGCAAGCGCATCGGGAGCGTCCGGATTAAGCACGCCGGAGTGCCTGATCGTCGGCTCCGATGCGCCCATGCACAGGCACGCCGCTACAGCCAGAAGCGCTTTCATCCGTCCCTCCCGTAATCGACCATTTCCAGAAGCACGCACGGGATGATCGACTTGCCGTTCAGCCAATCGACCACGGCGCAATCGCCCCTGATGCTTTCAACGATGCCCACGCCCCGCGTGCCGATCCTGCGGACCCATTCCATCTCCACAATCCCGTTCGGGTTGGGATCGGGTGGCGTAAGGATGGGGCGGACCATCACAGGCCGGACCTGCACAAGTTGCGCTCGGCTTCGCGGCGGCGGACAAGGCCGGGGAGGCGCTTGCCCTTGGCGGTCACATACCAACCGGAGAAGCCGTCACAGGCCGCTCGCCATTGGCCAGCGCGGATGGAAGTGGCCATGCGGCTGTTGCACACGGCCTTGGGCCCGGCGTTGTAACTTGCGTCGATCAGCGCCGCGAAAACGGCTTTGCGATCCGCCACCTGCGGCAGACACGCCAGCACCTTGGGCGCATAGTCCTTCGCCAGACGTTGCCGGAGAAGCGATCCGCACTCGTCGGCGGTATAGACGCGCATCTCGCGCTCGGTTTCGCCGTAACACACGGTCTGGATTCCGGCGGGGTCCAAATAGGGCTTTGTCCGCAATCCCTCGAACGCTGCCGTCAGTGGCGCGGCAACTAGACAGGCGGCGGCGATTGCTGCTCCCGCGCGCTGTTTGCTGGAGAGCGCAACATCAGCCATCGCGCTTCTGGGCCATCAGGCGAAAGGCGATTGCGGCAATGCACCACAGCCCCGCAGCCGTCACCCGCAACCATTCGGGAAGCATCGCCTGAATTTCGTCCGGCATTGACGGAACGGCGGTTAGAAGCGGAAGGAGAATGGCTCCCAAGGCATTCCAGCGGACGGACCACCAGTGCCGAGCATCGCGCCAGTCATCGACAAGCCGTGCCTGGATACGCTCAAGCATGGGGAGCCTCCCTTGCGAAGTCGCTGAAACCCTGTTCGAAAGCGCGGAGCAGCCAGCGGAAGATCATCGCAGCAGCTCAAGCAGCGCAGCACCGCCGCCAGCCCCGATAAGCAGGCTAAGGCCCCAGCCAATGAGCTTGCCGCTCATGGTGATGCCCTTGCGCTCTCCGGCCCGTTCGTGTTCGCGGGTTTCGAGGCCAGTCAGGCGCTCGCCGTGCGATGACAGCCGCCCGTCGATTGCGGCGAACTTGGCGTCATGCTGCTCGTGGCGGAGGTTGCTCAGGTCGAGCTTTCCCTCCATGCGGGTCAGCTTGACCAGCACGCTTTCGTTTTCTTCGCTCACAACTCGTTACAGGGCATTACTCCAGCCTTTCGTATTGAGGGTTGGTTGAACGGACGCTATCCAGCCTGAATGGGCTTCCGAGAGTTCAAGCGCTGGTGGCTCCGAAACAATGGCCCCGCGTGGGTGTTCGGGTTCCTTGCCCTCGCGGCCCTTGTCTGGCTGGTCGTGCTGCTTGCCGACTCCGCCCAGGGGCGGTAATAAGCGACGATGCTTCCGACTGTGAACCGCGTTCTGGGGCAGATGGGCCTCAAGGTCGTCCGCTCCAAAGAGCTTTCGCTAATCTACCAGCACGATGTCGGCAGTCTCGACGACTACCGCCGCAAGCAAATAGCCGCCAACAAGCTCAAGTTCGGCAAGGTCTTCGCGGACCATGTGACGCTCGCCGCAATGGCCGACGACATTCTCGCTCACGGCCTCGCCCGCAACGGACTGTGCCACGGTGCCCGCAATGGGTGGGAGGTCGAGTTCCTTAGAGAGCGGCTTCACTGCCCCGTCATCGGGACGGACATTTCCGAAACCGCCGACGGGGTTCCCAATCTCGTCTGCCACGACTTCCACGAGGTCAGGGACGATTGGCTGGGCCAATTCTCATTCATTTACACCAACTCGCTCGACCACTCCTACGATCCGGAGAAGGCTTTGCGGGCATGGACCGACCAGCTCACTCCCGACGGTCGAATCTATATCGAATGGACGATGCGCCACTCCCCGGCCTACGCGGGCAGGGAAATGGACCCGTTCAGCGCCCATCCGTTCGTCATGCCCTACAAGTTCTTCGAGTGGGGCCGTGGCAAGTTCACTCTAGCGGACATTCTCCACGTCGATGGCATTGACCACGAGTGGAAGGACAGGGCTTGGCTGTTCGTCCTGACTAGGACGTAGTGGCCTTTATGACCGCGAACTCGATCACCAGCGCTTCCGACAGCGAACCCGCCGTATTGTTGCGGACATACATCGTGAACTGCCCCGCGCTCGGCGTGGCCGCGTTCAGGGTGTAGGCTCCGACCGTTCCCCCGGCGATGTGATTCAGAACGATAAGGTCGCCCGCGCTGACGGCGCTGTTGGTGACGACAAAGGACACAATCGTTCCCGCCGCCAGCGCCGCGTTGTTCATCGTGATCTGGCCGCACGACTTGTTGAGGGTGACTCCGGTAGCTTTTGATGTCGCCTGCGTGACGGTTCCGCCCGCGCCCGTGCCGTAGCCGATGCCCGCTGTCGCGCTCGTAACCTTGACCGAGCCTTGGAACGTCTGGGCCGCTGTCCAGGTGTTCGCAGCAGCTAGGGTTCCAGTGTCCCCGTAGGCGGTGACCGAACCCGTGGAGACTTCAAACAGGCTCAGGCCCCACGTTGTCGAGGACGTTAGGTTGCGGACGTAAACAGTCGGAGCGCCCGCGCCCAAGGTGTAGATGGCAGACCTCTTGCCCGATGCCCCGGTGGTGGAGGTGTCGATGGTGCAGCGGTCGAAGTAAGCGACCTGAACCTTGCCCGCGTTGGCGTTGAAGGTGCAAACGCGGTCGGTTCCAGAGGCAGAGCCGAGATAGGTGTCCCCAAGCGAGCGCCATGTGAACTCAGCGTCGTTCGAGGTATTCGTGAGGATGCTATAGATATTGCCCTGCGAGAAAATTGTGCCGCACAGCTCGCCAAGGCGAAGGCCGGTTCCGATTGGGAACCTGTTGTTTGTGATCGTCGCGCCCGTCGCAAGGTAGCGAAGATTGATGTCGATTCCGGTCGCGTTGTTGGTGAACGTGTTGCCGGTGAAGGCAAAGTTGGTGATCTGCGACAACCCCGCCAGCGAAATCGGGTTCTGGGCAATGGTGACGGCGTAGGAGAGGTCATTATCGGCAATGACGATGTGATCGGAAACGCTGTTAAAGCCGCCCGCCGCAACCGCCTGATTGGCCAGCCTGATCCAGATGTCGGCGGTCTTGTTCGAGCTTCCGGTAATGTCGATCTTGTTGCGGGCAATCAACAGGTTCTGGATGTTCATGTTCTTGTCGTTGGCCCCGGTGGAGTCGATGCCCACGACAATGCCGATGCTGGTGTAAGCGTCCGCCGTGATGACGTTATCCGTCACCTTCACGTTGGAGAGCGCGCAAGGATAGGTCGCGTTGATGTCGCCAGCAGACAGAAGCGAGATCGAGTTGGACCGCGAATTGTGGACCCGGTTGTAGCAAATCTCGCTATCCTGGAACGTGCCCACCGCGACCGGAGTGGCCATGAGCTGCATCGGTCCATCAAGCCGGTTGCCGTTGACGCGAATGTTTTTTCGCGTTCCCGGCCCCGTCCCGACCACGAACCACCTGTCCGCAGAAGTGCTAGGCGTGGCGGAATAGGTGACGACATTGTTGAGAACGTCCAGCCCGTCCAGCGTGGTCCCGGCAAGCTGCGACATGCGGATGAGGCCGATGAAATCCACGTCCGACGAACAGGTGATGTTGAGGCCGGTAATGCGGATATTCGACACGCTATCGGTCAGTGAGAAAAGGCGCTGGCCGGTCCCAACCGTCGAGGCGAGGAAATCGACCGTGCCCCCCTTGCCCTCGATGTGCGTGTTGCTCGGAAGCTGGATTTCGCCCGTGGTGTGGAGCGTGAAGCCATCTGGAACGATGACGTGCTTTGCGACCGTGATTGCGGCGGTGAACGCGGCCTTGTCGTCGGTTACGCCGTCAAGAGTGCAGCCGAACCACCTTGGATCAGCGCCGCCCTTGTATTTGCGGACCCACGCGCCCGACGCCCCGGTGGTGTCGGAGGAAGGGGCGACGTAAATGCCCTGGAGCGTGTCTGCGGTGACTTTCGCGGAGAGGTCGGATGCGTCGAATACGAACGTGCCTTCGCGGCCAGCAAGGGTGAGGATTGCCGACTGGTTCGCAACCGGAAGCGCGATGCCCTGAAGCCCGGCGATGGTGGCAACCGACGACCCCGAGGCGAGCGTGATCGTGTTGAGCCCCATCGGCATATCGGGGACCGGCAGGTAAAGTGTCGTCGCGTCCGGAGCGTAAATGTTGAGCGTGTATTCGCCGGGGTTGACGTAGAACGACGCGTTGCCGTTGGTGTCCACCTTGGCGGTGTCGGCAAGCCCGCTCACATTGACGATGGGCGTCCCGCTGGAGTCGGCGTAGAGCGGAACGACATTGCCGACCGAATCCGCGACCTTGACGTAATAGCCGACTAGCGCGTCACCATTCTTGTTGGTGATCGCCTTGAAGAAATGGAACATGGATTATCCCTTGCTAGGACGTGCCGCCGGGCGATGAGTCATGCGTGAGGTGGAAGGTGACGGACGCGCTTTTGGACGCGCCGAGCGTATCCGTTGCGGTGCATTGGAGTGTCGCTGACCCGGATGTGCCCGCGCCGCCGGGAGAGATCGTCGCCGTCACGCTGGTTGAAGCGCTTGTCGGATTGTTGATCGTGATTGCGGTAAGGCCGGTGCTGGAAACCAGCGTCCAGCTATAGGTGAACGGAGCAAGTCCGCCGGTCGGGGTGGCCGTGGCGAAACTCGATGTCATCGTGTCACTGGTCGAACTCGATCCGCCCGGCTCAGCGGGTGTGATAGTGATCCCGGTGAATGGTTGCGCGAAACTTACGACATCGCGCCAAGCGCCGGACACATATGCCCTGCCATTGGTGAGCGTGCGCCATGCTCCGTTGAGATAGACCTTGCCGCTTGTGACCGTGCGCCATGCAGCGCCTATGCGGACGATCACGAGAAGAAGAGCGCCACGTCGCCCTCAGTCGGCGCGGAGGGGTTGGCCGAACCGCTGGCGAGAAAGCTGACCTTGCCGCCGCCTTGGGCAGAATTGGCGTTGTAGAGATAGCCGCCGGAACCGGAGCGGGTCGGGTTGTTCGTAAACGCGCCGCCGGACTTGGGCATCAGCGTCGAAATGTCGATTGCCGCAACGGTGTCGTAAAGCGAGCGCCCATCGGCCATGAGCTGGCGCAAAGCATCGTTCACATTCCCGGCGGCGCAATTTTCCGCGACCGAAACGCCGCCACAGGTGACGTTCGAGGCAGGCGTGGTCGAATACGAGCCGAAAGACACGGGCGTCTCCGTTTTTGCTTTGTTCTGAGGGTGAAATCGGGTAAGTTTGGCGCGTGGATCGCATCGCTGCGGCTAGAGCGCGTTTGGACGAGGCCGCTGCCATCGCCAGAGTGGCGAAAACGGCAGGCCCTCCCTGTTCAGAATGTCGTTTCCGGACCCTGATGGGGACGTGCGGCAATCCCGCCTACGCGGTGCCCAAGTTTTCCCCAGTCACGGGCCAGTATTCAGAGCGGTTCGATGTGTCCCTTCACACCGCCAGAGCCGATGATGGCCTGTGCGGTCCGGAAGCCCTGTTGTTCGAGCCGCATGGAACGATTGTCCCCCTTGCGCGCGGCGTCTGGACCGGCGCGAAGATCGGTTGGGTCATGCTCCTGTTCGGGATCATCGCCTTTATGGCGCTGGGTTAAGCTCCGGCTGAAGGAAGTAATCGCGAGCCGCAGAGGCCCCAAACATTCCGGCGATGCGCTGTGCCATTTTCAGCCTGTCTCCAATGGCCTTCACGAACTCCGGGCGTTCTCCCAGCAACGCGCGCTGGATTACCCTCTGGCCGGTGCGGCTGTAGGGACCAAAACCAGCCCCTAGCGCCAGCAAGCCAAGCCCCGCGCCAGTTTCAGCGCCGCCCGCCCGATCTTCGCCGCCCGTGGCAGCGCCAAGTCCAGCTCCACCGGCACCTGCGATCAACGGATAGAGCAACAGCCGTCCAGCCGTCCCCGAATCCGGAGTGAGGTTCGGCATGACCTTCATTCCCGCCGATGTGAGATCGTAGAACGGGCGATCCGACGAAAGCGCCTTATCGAGTCCGCCAAACTTGGTCGTATTCGTGATGGACGCCTGATTGAGCGTGCTTGGCGAGAACATTTCGCCGGATCGCTGGGCAACTCCGCTCTTGAGGGCCGTCTTTACGATCTGCCTGTTGGCATGGATCGCGTTGGCAGCGGCCAAGTCCTGTGCAACCTGTCCGCCCTGGCGGTCGCCAAGGTCGGCAACGCTCTGTTCCAGCCCGTTGAGAACGTTCGCCGCTTTCCCGCCCACATCGTCGTTGAGCGTGGCGCGGGTTTTGCGGATCGACTGGAGCGCAGTCTGATAGCCCTTGCCGGTCATGCCATTATCGGCAATCTGATTGCGAATGTCTCCGATGACGGAGCGAACGTCGCCAGCATGGTGCGAAAGGCCATTGGCGGCGGTTTCAGCGGCGCTCAGCGAGTCAGTGAACGGCGTATCGACAGACAGCCGAACCGGATTGAGCTTGTTGTAAGCCGCCGCTTCGACCGTCTTGGCGTTGAGAAGCCCATCCGCGCCGGTTCCGGTGACGCCAGGAGCGATATTGCGGAATGCGGCCTGATTGAATGCCTGATCGCCGCGCTGGCGAGCCGTGCCGATAACCGCGTCCAGTCCGGGGAAGCCCGCGAACCGATCTTCCAGTCCGCCGATGGTGCGCCCGAACTCGTCGCCGGGCGTTGACGGGTTGGCCGGGTTGAAATCCCCAGCACCGCGAGCGATGCGACCGACAGTCAACGGGATGCCCGCCTGATCGAGCAACTTCAGGTCCGGATTGGTAATGCCGCTCGCCGCGCCGCCAGCCGCGCGCAAAACGCCGCGTCCGAACATGCCGCCAGCCATGTTGATCGGAGCGCCGGCAAGAGCTCCTAGAACCCGATTATCGTCGTTCTCGCCTGAGCCGCTGAAGGCCCCGTAGGCTGCATCCAGCCCGCGACGGCCAAACTTGGTCGCGGTCAATGCTTTTACGCCCGGAGCAAGCCCCGCGAGTCCCTCAGCGGTCGCGTAGCCCGCAACATCGCCTCCAAGGGACGCAAGCGGGTGAACACCGCGCATCAGGTCGATGCCGTTCTGCGCTTCCTGTGCGCTTCCGCCGGTCGCTCCGATAATGTCGTTCAGGTATCCGCCGGTCAGGGCGTTGGCAGCCGCGACCGGAGCCGCAAGGACAGCACCGCCCGTGTTGTTCGCCGCCGTCGCATTGAACAGCGCGCGGGTCGCCGTCATCGGAACCTGTTTCGTGTAGAGACTTGGGCCGACAGGGTAGGGTGCGCCGGGATTGGCGCGCTGCCATTTTTTGAAATTCGGATCGGTCGCGCGGGTGCGAAGCGTTTCTCCGATATTGGTGTTCGCCGGGTTGATTCCGCTGTCCGACATGAACTTGAGGATTTGATCGTCGGGAACGCCGGACGCGACCATTTGCCCGATACGGCCTGCGGTGGCCTTCAGGACAGGATCGACAACATCGCGCGTTCCGCCGGTCGCGAGCGTCTGCTGGTCGGGCGGGAGTGTCGCGCCAGTCGCCGGGGTTGGCGCTGCGGGAGCCTGCGGGACGGGCGTGACGTTGCCGTTTGCGTCGGGGATACCGCCGAGCGTTGCAATTGCGTTCTGTCTGCCACGGTCCGCCAAGTCCTGGAGCGTTTTGATCTTCTGGATGATCGTGGAATCGAAATCGCTGGACTTCGGCAGGAACGGGCCGATTGCCTGTGCCGCCTCCTGCGGAGTGTTCAACTGTCCGCCAGTGAAATTGAGTGTTTGGCCGACAATGCCGCGCGCCGCATTGGCCGCTGTGTCGAAATTCTTGTTTTGCGGGAGAGGGAGAAAATCCTTCAGGCCGCCGACGCCAGACGTTGCCCCCGGACCACTCGCGTAAAGCTGGTTGAGCTGGTCAATCGTGTCTTGGAGCTGCTGGGAATAGGTGTATTGCTGGATCGCAGCCGAACGCTGGGCAGGTGCCAGTTTCGGACCGCCACCGCTCGCCTCTACCTCTGCCTTGCGTGCATCCGCTTCCGCTTTGCGAGCCTCGGCCTGCGCGACAGTCTCGGCGGTCCCGGCCTGTGCGCTCTTGATCGTCGCATCGGCCTGTGCGGTCTGCGGAGCGAAGTTGCTCGCCGCTGCCTCGTTCTGCGCCCGCCGCGTCTGGGCAGGCAGGAGCGGGCTGGAAATCAGCGGAGCGCTGTCCATGACGGGCACGCCGTTGCGAACGACATACATATTGCCGTCGCTGCCCTTGAGCCGCTGGCCTTCAGCGTATTGCGCCATCAATATGCCCTTTTGCCTGTCTCGAACTCACGCATCGCCTGCCCAAGTAGGGAAAGCATCGCGGGCGTAATCTGCTGTCCGGGTTGGACGCCGAGCCGCTTTGAAACGTAGCCGATATAATTGTTCACCTGTGCGTCGGTGTTGTCGCCGCCAGCGCTCTCGCGGGGCGCGTAGCGTTCGACAATCGACTGCACGTTATTGAGGCCGCGCCCCATGTAGCGCCCCAGAAGCGCCTCCTGCGCCGCTATGCCCTGCTGCGGGGATGAGAACCGCTGGAACTGCATCGAGCCGGGGACGCGGAGCGCGCCGGGATTGTTCTCTAGAAAGTTGCCCGACGCGGGCGGCGTCGGACCTCCATCAATCGGAGTGAACGTCACGCCAGCGGGCGCGGGCTGTCCTGCCCCGACCACCTGCGAACGGAGCATCATGCCCTGCGGCGTCATGACCGGCGGGTCCAGAAGGTTATTCGTCCGCGTTTTCATCGCTTGCGCCCATTCCGGCGTTCCCGGCTGCACGCCGGAAGCATAAAGCGCCTTCTCGAACTCGCCCATGCCGTTGGTCGGGTCGAGAATTTGCTTGTAATCCAGCAGCTTCATTTCGTTCTGAAGCGTTCCCGCGCGGTTAGCCTCCGCCCTTGCATCCTCAGCCGCTTGCTGCTGCTGGAACAGGCGCTGCTGGTGGATATTCTGAAGCTGCTCCAGCCCGGCTCGATTGCCCAGTCCCGCCGCGAAAGCCGCGAGGAACGCGCCCGGATCAATCGACACGCCGCCAAACATTCCCCCACGCTTGACCGGCTGCGAAGCTGTCTGGAGAACGGACGGGATTGCGCCAGATTGCGGGGACAGCGGGCTGCCGAAATCCGGCTGCATCATCGGAAAAGCCATTATGCGACCCCCAGTGCGGCGTAATTCACCCCGTCATATTCATTGTGAAGGAAGCCTTTGACGTAGGCGGCGGGACGGAGCCGCTTGACCTCATCGGCCATGACGCCTTCATGCCGCGTTCCCGGCTTCTCCCACTTGTAGCGGAAGGCGTAGCGCTTGAGCCCGTCGCCGCGACCGTCCCAGTCGCCAAGCTCCTTGATGTCCGCCTTGAGCCTGCGATCCGAGAGGCTGATTGGCGCGAACGAGAACATATTCGACAGTCCGCCCAGCAACGCGGTTCCCCATCCGCCGGGCTGGGTCGATGTGGTCGTGCCCTGTCCGGCCCACAGTCCGCCCATCGACGCGAGCGGCCCCAATCCCGCATAGGGGAGCTGGCCAGCGGTCTGTGCCGCCGACAGATACGCCGGGACGCCCGCAAACTGTGCCGCAGTCAGGCCGGGCAGCATTCCCGCCGCCTGCTGCTGATTCTGGCGCTCCTGGTTGTATTGGCCGAACCGAATTGCATTCCCGGCCTGTGCGACACCCCTTGCGAGGTCCATCGCATGGTTGCCGCCGCCAGTCCGCCCGTATTGAGAGAATGTCGAGTTTACCGCGTTACCGGCGTCCTGCTCGCCCTGCCGAACCATCGCGTCGGTCATCGGATTGGAATTAAGGTATTTGCCGCCCAGAACGTCCTGCGCATAGCCGTTGGCCGCGCTCAATCCGGGATTGGGGCCGAATGCCGCAGACGCGAGGCCGGAAAGCTGTGACTGGATATCTCCGGCGATGCCCTGAAGGTTCGGCTGATTGCCGGAAACCGTGTCGTAAATCAGGTTGCCGCCCTGTTTTGCCAAGCCGGTCGCCCACGATGGCAGCGTTGTGCTGCTCGTGGTTTTCGAGGTCTTCTTGCCCAATTTTTCAGACTCCCCGCGAGTAGATCAGCGTCTTCGCGTCCACTTCGCCCAACTTCGCCCACCCAATGGCCTGGAGCTTTTTCAGCCACCCAAGCCGCCCAATCGCGATCAGCCGCGTTGCCCCCGCATCGCGCGCCATCGCCCCAATCATGTTGTCCAGATTCTTGAGCCAACGGCGGTGATCCCGACCGCCGACCAGCTTCACTTCCACCAGCTTTCGCCCAACATCGAACCACGCCGTCGCGACCGCCAGCAGTTCGTCTCCGTCGAGAACCGCGAACACTTCTTCGTCCGGCTCGATTACGCTTGCGAAACCCCCTCGCGCCCTCGCGGGCTCAAGAAACGCCTTCGCTTGCTGCCAATGTCTCCAATGCTCCGGATCAGCGACTACGCCGATCCTCAAACCGGCGTGACTGACGCCGAGCCGTCCAGTATCCACCACGCGTCTGTCGGGTTCTTCCCCGACGCCCGAAGCATCCGGTTATTCGTCGTATCCCATACCATCTTGCCGGAGAACTTGCCGACCACATTCACCGTCGCGGTTGCCGAGGCGATGTTGGCTGCGGTGTCCTCATTCGGCTGAAGCGCCAGCAAGTGATTGACCGCCCGCGAAATGGCCGAAGGCTTGTCCCCGAGCGGCGCAAGGCGCGGGAAACTCACCGTCCGTCCCCGGCTTCAAACTCGCATTCGATGCCCTGTGCGTATGTCCATGACGCCCCGGCGGGGATGGTCATCTGCACCGTGTTGTAACGCCCGTTGGCACGCACCGGCATTTTGCCGTTCGAACGCATCGAGGCACAGGAAACGACCGCTTCCGCGTCCCCCGTCCGCATTCTCGCGTCGATGGTGACTTGAACGTCAGTCGCGTCCGTTATCGGGCGAACCGTCCTGATCCTTGCCCTGCGGCCCGGAACCGGCTCGACATTGGGAAGCCGGAACGTCGCTTCCAGACTGTCTCCGTAGAGCGTTCCAATCGCATTGCTCGCATCGGCAATGAGGAGCAACGGACTGCCCCCGGCAAGCGACGGGTCATCGAGGCTAATCGGGATGGAATCCAGTCCCGAAGGATAGAGCGCGTCCAATGCCTCAAGCGACGTGTTGGCGGTAAATCCTGTGAACAGCCCGGTGAACGGCAATTCGAGAAGTGCCGCTCGGTCCAATACCCAGTTGTAGGCGATGATCTTGCCGGGACCGCCCGGAACGCCCCACAGCACCAGCGAATTGCGCGGATCTATTGCCGACCACATCGTGTCGATCTGATCGCGAGAGTAAGCGCTGAAAAACCAGCGGTTGAACTTCTCGTCACCAATCGGCTTGACGCTTTCCCCGTCGCACATCTGGAAGCCGCGCTCGGAAAGAAAGAACACCATCCGGCCAACGGCAGCCACAGACCCTTGTGCCATGCAGCCGATTTCCTGGCTGATGTCGTCGAACTGGAACACCACATCGAGCCCGCCAGCCTGCCCGACATAGGACACACGCTTGATCGCGCCTTTCTGGAGGATGATGCCGTATTCGCCGCCGACAATCGCAACCCCGGCCCCACCGGAAAGAAGCGGCTGATTATCGGCCTGATTTACCCCCGTTCCCCAGTTTGCGGAATTGTTGAACTCGCACCATTCGGCAACATTGTCGGCGCGAAGGCACATCACGAAATCGCGAACGCGGGCAACGTCTATGGCGTTGGACGGAGCCGAGCCAATTGCAGCGGCTGTCCCGGCAATGAGATCGTAAGACAGGAGCTGACCGCCATCCGCCCCGATGATATTGTCCCCGAACTGCGCCAGCCTCAGCCTGCGCGATGAAGTCAGCGCCAGAATGTTCGTCCATGCGGCACCGGAATATTTACGAAGCTCCGTCGCGGTCGCGGCAAGGAAGGTCGCGTTACCGTCCGATCCGACAAATGCCCCGCCGCCGTTGATTGCGCCGCCGAGAGTGGGCGTGATTCCCGAAAAGCCCGGCATTGGACCATAGCCGTTCGCAATCGGCCTCACGTTCCTCGCATCGCTTAGCGTGTTCGTCTGGGATGGGGCCTTGTCCGGCTGCCATTCGCCCAGAGGATAGACCTTAGCGGGCACTCAGCACCTCGACCCGCCAACCTGCTTGCACGTTCCGCGAGCGATGGGCGCAGGACCGTAGCGGTCGCCCTGGGCGGTCGTGTTGATCCGGTCAATGACCGCGTCGAGCAGCCCCTTCCACTGTGCCGCGCGGGTCGAATTATCTAGGAACGCTTCGGCATTGAACAGCGTCCCGTAAAGGTAGGCGTCCGGGTGCTTTTCGAGCAACCAGTTGGACGTGCTGGCGTCGGAAAGCGCCTGAATCCGCGCGAAGTAATCGACGTGAAGAACGATAGCGGAATCCGGTGGCGGGATAAGCCGCAAACCACCGCCGATGAGGGCGTAAAGCTCAGGCGTTCCAACCGACCCGTCGTATTCCTCGCGAAGCGCGGTCGGAACCGTCCCGCGAAGAGGTCGATCCGGAGAACCCTCTACGTAGATCGCGCGCATCGCCAGATAATCGGAAGGAAGCGCCACGTCCTCATCCGACGCGGTGAGAAGGGTGGACGTTTCCATTTCACGGGTGCGAAGCTCGCGGTTGAACATCGCTTCCGCCATTTGAACGAACATCGGAATCTTGGCCGCGAGATCGTCCCGGTCCAGCCAATCGCCAACGGTCGTAAGAAGCGTTGCGTAATCGGGGATGGGCGAAGATGAAGGGACGCCGACCGAGATACTCATTCAGCGGCCCCCTTCTTGAATTTGTCGAGCTTGCGCCTGGACCACTCAAGAAAGCGGTCCTTCTGCATTTCGGCGTGAGCGTTGGTCAGCACAGTCTCGTGGAGATGCCCAACCTGCCAACTAAGGCCGTGGTCGAGGAATATCCCGATCCCCGCATCCCGAAGCCGCTTGAAGAAATAGACGTCCTCGCCAACGAACCGGATTCCATCCTCTGTCGGGTCGATCCGGAAGAGCGGCCAGAAGTGGTCCTTGCCTTCCGCCTCCGCCTGCTGTTCGAGTAGCGCGAAGACCCTCATGTCGATCAGGCACAGACCCAATCCGAGGTGTGCGACCTCTTCTACCTCTTCCGCCTTCGCTTTCGCTTCGGTAGTCCAGATCAGCTCGACCTCGTCATCCGAGCCGTGCTTCGATGCGGTGGGGGCGGTTGGAGTGTGACGGCGAGCGTAATTGCAGCCGACGACCAGCTTTGATCGCCCCAGAAGCCGAAGGAGCGCATCGCACGGAAAAACGTGATCCGCGTCCATCCACAGCATGTAATCGGCTTCCCAGTTGATCGCTTCCGCGACGAGCCGGTTCCTGGATTCCGTGAGCAACGAAGAGGATACGATGAACAGCTTGAGGTCCGGCGTTACCCTCTGGCCGTCATATTCGATGATCGCCTGGCTGGTGTGGATCACCATATCTGTCAGGGCTTGTGTGAACTTGGATTCAGTCTGCCGGTGGCAGGGTATGCACAGGGCAATCTTCACAAGCGGCCCTCGGTAATGCGGAAAGCCCGATTGTCCGGGTTGTTGGCCCAACGCTTCCATGCGATCGGATCTTCAAACCACCCCTCAAGGAATGCCTGGTTAAGCACCTCTTCGGGGATCAGCGCGACCGGCTTCATCTCGCGATCATAAGGAAGCTCGGACATGGCTTTTGCGGCGGCGATGATGCCTTCGCAGTCCTGCTTCGTCTCAATGAACTTCCGCCCGTCTTCCTCGGCGTAAATCTTTTTGCGCCGGGTGATCGGATCGAAGTCGAGCAGGGCTTTCTTCGCCATGCACACCCCCGCAGTAAAAGGGGCGACCCCGTTAAGAGCCGCCCCAGTTCAACTAGCCGTTGGTATCGGCAATCAGCGCGTGAGCGTCCGGCGCACGCATCTCCAGCGTATATTCGCTGATGATATTTTTCGTGTCCGCATCGCCCACCTTGGCAATGTCCTGCGGGACGAACGCGCGAAGGTAAGCAACAGCCACCTTCGACGTATCGACCACATAGACATCGCGCGAACGCATGGTGCGGCTCGGGACGACCTTGAGATCGCCGAAGTCCGACGCATACATGGTCGCAGCCGCCTGGACGGTGTTTTCGTTGATGGCAACGCGAGTGTTCGAGCGGCCAGTGAACGCCGAGAACAACTGCTTGTTCGTCGGCCCCATCAGGATCAGGCTCGGTTCTCCGCCATCGGTGTAGGCGTCCAGAATCGCGTCCTTCAGGAGAGTTTCCGTGAAGGTCACGAGGTTGGTCGTCGTGGCGTCCGTCGCAGCCGCAGTTGCAGCCGTCGAGTCCGCGCCGCCGGTCCCGCGCGAACCGTTGCCGCTGATCCATGCGTTGAACGAACGCAGGGTGCGGGCGGTCGTGGTGTTACCGGCATTCTGGCCCTGATTGCCCAGAAGGATCGCTTCGATGTCCTTACGGAGAACGAGCGACTTCTTGGCCATCTGGAAGGCCATCATGTCGTCGATGCCCGCCGGATTGGAAGCGCGCTGCGTGCCCGACACAGTCGCATCGCGCGAACTGATCTGGCAGTAGTTGCTCTTCCGGGCCGGATTGGTCGAGGATGCGCGAGAAAGCTCGCCGCCTTCGAGCTGGGCGTTGGTCGTGGAGACCGAGTCCAGCGTATCGAGCGACCATTCGTGGAGAACGCTCGTCGCCTTGCTGCGCGGAACAGCCGAAACGAACGGAGTATCCGCAGGCGAAATGCGATAGACAGTATCCGCGAGGTCTTCGCGGTTGGTCGTCACGTCGTAGGTGGCGACCGCACCAGTTACTTTGGCCATGATTGGCTAACCTTTGAATGCGTGTTTGAAGATCGCGGCTGCATCCTCGATGCTTCCGCTGCGATCCAACCGCTCAAAAGCCTTCTTCCGCTGTGCGTTCTCAACCGCGCTCCTCGACGTGGTTACGCCCGGACGAACTACCGGAGCAGCGGGCTTCGGGGCCCTTGGAGTGACCTTGGCCTTGGCCGTCTGCTGCTTGTCCCACTGCATTGCTTTCCATGCGAGATGGATTTGGGCAGAAGTGACGCCGCGTGCGATCTCGGGGTCCGCGAACACCCTTTCGGGGATTCCGGACTGGACCGCATACCGGACAATCTCGGTTAGAGCCGCCGGCTGCTTCTGCGGGTCGCTCAAATCGGGAACGTCTTTCAACAGCGCGGGCCGGGTCTTTTCCTCGATCTGCGCCTGTTCCTGTTGCTCGGCCTGCACCACTTCCTGTTCGAACTGGGCAAGTGCCTGCTGGCGCTGCTGTTGAACGATGGAAAGGTGTCGCTCGGCTTCGTCTGCCTGTGCATTCAGTAGGTGGTATGTATCCGGGTCGTAATCGGATGAGTTACGGTTAAGCATCGACGTGGGCGGTCGTTGCGGCCTTACCATCGCAAGGACGGTATCGGCTGCTTCGATGAACTTTTGTCGATTGGTGTTTGCCTCGGCGATCAGGGCCTCGTTGGCCTTTCTCACGTTGGCGGCTTCCTGGAACTTGGCGTTGACTGCGGCTTCGCGCTCTGCCTCGCGCTGGACGATCTTGTCCTGCAACGGGGCTGGGAGGCTATTCCACTCCTCTGCCAATTCCGAGGGCCACGATGGCGGAAGATCGACCGCTTCCGGCTGGGCCTCATCGGCTGCCTCGTCGGTCTCGTTCGTTTCATCGTGGCTCTCAGCCTCGGAGTCAGCGTCAGCTTCCTCGTCGGCTTCGATTTCTTCGGCCTGTTCGCTTACGAACTGGCCCTTTTCATTGCGAGCCCGCTCCGCTTTATCGGATGCGTTCTCGTCGAAAGTTTTGAAGGCGTTGGCTGCATCCGCGATTGGATCGGACGCGACTTCACTTTCTGCTGCCGTCTCCGGCTGGGCAGTTTCAGTCATTATTCACCTTTGCGTTGATGCCCAGAAGGGCGGAAATCACTTGAGCCTTTTCAACTCAGTGAGCTGATGCGTGGCGACCGCTCCGTCGGAAACGAGCGCCCCGAAATGTTCCTTCATCTTGCGGCACACCCTCACGGCCAGCCACAGGTTCTCTCGCTGGGCCGGATCGAATGTGTCCGCCCATGCCGCCGAATACTGATCGGCAACCGCGTCAATCGCCGCGTGCAAGTCGGGAAGATGCTCCCTGTAGGTCGCGCCAAGCGTGGCTCGCTCGCGAAGGGCGTTTTCATCTACTTGGATAGGTCGCCCCCATCGCGGTTCTGCGAAATCTTCGTCTGTGCAATCGTATCCGCACGATCCGCGTCACGCTGGGCAAGCTGCTCGTTCATCCTCTGCTCAAGCATCGCCATCGTGGCCTCGAAGTGGAACTTCTGCTGGGCAAGCTCGGCCTGGAACGACGCCGTAGCCTGATCCAGTTGCGCTTTCGCGGCAGCCTTCGATTGCTCAAGCTGCATGTTGAAGAAGACCTGCTGGGCCTGCTGCTGCGCCGCCGCCTGATCCGCCGCCGCCTTTGCCTGCAATTGCTGCTGCTGGAGCTGCAACTTGGCCTGAAGCTCCATCATCTTCGGGTCTGGCGGCTGAGGCGGCTCCTGGAGATTGCCCTGCTCGTCGCGCTTCGGCTCGTTCAGGTAATCCGTGACTGACTTGATCCCGGCGGCGTTGAACAGCCGCTTGAGCGCATTGAATACCTTTTCGGAATCGATCAGCGATGCGTAGGGCGTTCCCCCAAGGGCTTCCATCGTCTGAAGGACCATCTGCGCCGACGCCATTTGCTCGGCCTTGTTGCCAACGCCCATGCCGACCGAGATCGACAGGTCCATGTCCGAGTTCCATGTGCGCGGGTCCATCTCGACCCACTTGTTCCGCAGGCGAATGACTCGCGACCTCGGCTGATGCTGGACCAGCAGCTTGAGGATCAGGCGGAACAGGTCTTTGACGCCGGTTTCCGCGAAAATGCGGGCGATCATCTCGGCGCGGCTGTTGCGCCCATCTTCCATGATGGCGGCTTGAGTCGCCGTCATCTGGCCAGCCGTGTCGAGGGCGTCGGGGTCCATCCCCTGACCCATTGCCGAAATGCCGGTTCTGGCCGTCGCCCGCTGCTCGACATACGACAGCATCGGGAACGATTCCCCGGCAACGAACGGAACGGCGAAGGACTCTACCGTGCCGTCCTTTGTCCGGATTAGAGCGCCCGGAGCCTCGTCCAGAAGATCGCTGATGGTCGATCCGTCCGCGCGTTCGGCAGACTGCGGAACGACGGGGCGCGGGTTGTTCGAAAGATAGACGTTGTCGAGCGTCTGGCGAAGAATGGCCGTCGAAACCCGTTGCTCGTCCTTGACCTGATCCGCCAAACTCAGCCCGTAAATCTTGTGCGGCATTGGGGCCGGGCAAAGCCGTGCGAACAGGGCGAACTCTACTTCCTCATTGTAGAGGATGACGTTGCCGGAACGCATGACGCGGCGAAGCTCGGTAATTCCGTCTCCGTCGAAGTCGATCTGGACGAACTCATCGTTGAAATCGACCAATTCGTTCATTGCGCCGCCCGGTTGATCGAGGCGCTGCGATCCCAGGTCCTCGTCTTCGTAACGGGCTTGCGATCGGCTGTCGTCTATGCCGCTGTTCGACGATTTCGACAGACCCATGACCGATTCATGGTCAAAGCCCATTTCAACGAGCTCTGAACGGCTCTTGCGGGTGATGTGCGCTTCGTAGGGCGGAACGCGACCGGGGCGCGCTTGCGGAGAAATGCGATACTCTTCCGGCGGAACGTTCTCGATGCAGATTTTACCGTCGCGGTCGATGCGCTCAATGTCGAGAACATAAAGCCCGAACTCATCCGGACCGAACGGGCCGTCGATTACCTTTTCCGTCTGGAGAAGCTGCTGAAGCTGGACCGCGTCAAGGTTTTCAAGCCGAACCGCCTGCGGACGCGAATAGTCTTCCCAATACGCCTTTACGACGCCGACCTTCTGGAGCAGCGCATCCTTGAACCAGTCATGCAGGATAGAGAAACCGCAGTTGTCCGAGTGGAGGACAAAGTTGACGTATTCTGTCGCCTGTTCGGCCTGATCCTCGTCTTCCGGCTGGCGGGGCTGGAAAACAACCGTCTCATCCGATGAAACGAATGGCTTGAGGATCGCCGCCAGCGCATTGTCCACCGTGATCGCAACGGTCGCATCCACCGCCTGCGAACGTCCGTCGCGCTCATCCCCATATGGCCGGCGATAGTAGCGATCCAGAGCATCAGCCTGCTCGGAAGCGATCTCGCCTTCGTAATAGCCGATTGCGCGCGTTTCATGCTCGGCAAGGTGTGAGGCAAGCTCATCGTCGGACATGGCTCCGCCGCCCACAGGTTCGTCCTGCGGGTCGAGCATCGGTGCTGTTGCCATGCTATTCCTTCAGTCTCGAAGGCTTGATCGCCCTCAGCCCGAACGTGAACCGCTCGCCGTCATCCTCGACATGGATCGGCTCGAAGTCGCCCTTCCACAGCCAGCGAAAGTCCGTCATTGCGCTGGTGCCGATTTGGCGTTCGTATTGCGATTGATCGAGGAAGCATATGCTCGCCTGCGAAATGATGCGCGTGTGCGAAGGATCGCCCCATGCCCAGATGCTTTTCCAGCTCGGACAGGTCGCGGCCAAAAGGCCCCCCGGTTTCAGGACGCGGTAAATCTCTCCGAAGTGGCGGAAGAAGCTCCTGTAATCTCCCTGCGTTCCAAGATGCTCCAGAACCTCGTATGCGTGCACCTCATCGAACGCATTGTCATCGAACGGCCACGGTGTTTCGTCCAGATCGTGAATGACATCAGCCCCGCAATTCGGGTCGTGGTCGATTGTGGTCAGGTCGCTCCACCCATCGTCCGGCGAGCGTTTCAGCTTTTTCACGCGGCTGTTCCCGCAGCCGATGAGAAGCTCGCTCAAACGACCCACCGCGTGTCGCGCCTGATCGGCTTGTAACCCGCTCGTTCCTCGTGCCCGACCGCGAAATAGCGCAGCGCGTCCGCGTAATGGCTCGTCCAGTCGTGAAGCGGGTGAGTCCGGAACTCCTGCCGCTTCTCGTCATATTCGCGGCGATACATCCGCAATGCTTCGATGCCGTCCTTGCACTTGGCCTTGTCGAAGAAGCATGTCGGCAGCAGCATCCGAACGGCCTGGATTCCGTCCGCTAATGGAATATTGGGGCAAACCGTCGCGTTGATCCCAAGCCCGGCGAGAACTTCCTTGCGGCTCTTGCCGGTGCCCAGCTCGCGAACCTCAACGTCGTGAGGCAGATAATGATTGCCCCAGACGTAATCGCGCTCCTGCAAGCGCTTTGCATACCAGTCCAGCCCAACGCCCTCACCCTTGAGAACGTCGATCAGTCGGGTCTCTCTGCCAGCAACCTGAACAAACCAAATGACAGTGCTATCAGCAACGCCAAGGTCCCATGCAGTATGCACAGGCAGGCGAGGATCGTAAGGAACACCGGTTATGCGCTCCTCGGCCTCGTTCATCTCCTTGCCGTAGTAAGCGCCCCTTACAGCGGCCTCGAACGAACATTCGTATTCCTGGGCGTATTCGTCCTCGGTCATGGCCTTGCGCGCGTCGGACAATTCGCTCGCATCCAACAGCCCCGTTGCCGACGCCTTCAGCATCAGCCGGGTCCAGTCGGGATCGTCTTCCGCGTCCAGCCAGAGCTTGTGGAACGTGTTCTTGCCCTTGGGCGTCCCGATGAAGCAGGCCCAGCCCTTGCGATCCGACAGCGCCGGCCGAATGACCTGACTCCAGATCGTCGGGTCCATGTCCCCGAACTCGTCCAGCACAACGCCGTCGAGATAGATGCCCCTCAATCGATCGGGGTTGTCGGCCCCGTAAATCCGTATCCGCTTGCCGCCGGGAAGCTCGACCCAAAGCTCGCTTTCGTTAATCTTCGGAGAAAGGAACGCCGTGTATTCCTTGAGATAGACCCACGCGATGTCCTTGGCCTGGTTCAACTGCGGCGCGACGTAAGCGAACCTCGGATTCGGCTTGTCGCATTTGAGCGCGCCAATAATCAGTTCGTTGATGTCCGCGACCGTCTTTCCGGCCCGCCTGTGCGCTACGCCTATGAACCAGCGCGTGTTTCGTGAATGAAGCGGCTTGAACTGGTCGCGGACCTCGTAAGGCGAGATCAGTTCAACCGTCTGCATTTAGCCCTTTGAAGACGACAACACCCAGCGCCGCGCCATCCTCGCCGCTTACCTGAACCGGCAACAGCTTCGGATAGATCGTCGTCCAGAACGCGGCCTCGTTCTTCGCGTCCTCTTGCGCCCATGCGACCAAACGATCAGCGCCGCCCAATCCTTCGGCAGCGTAGGCAATCGCCTCCTTGGCAGCGCGGGTCGTTTTGTTCTGTGCGCCCTTCGGCCTGCCACGGCCAGCGGCGGGAGGATTATCCGCCACTATTTTATTCCTGCCGCAAACCGGCGATCACGCTCCAACTCACGCTCTATCTTGGCGATGCCATAAGCAATCTCTTGCTTAGCGCCGCAACTTTCCAGCACTGGGGTGGGGCCAAAACCGCGCACGCCGTAGGACTTTCCAGACTCATCGTGCTGGAGCACCGCCTTGCACGGCTCAATCGTCCGCCATGAATATCCGGTTGGCAGTTGCATCTCACCCTCCGTTCCCGCTGCCCGAAGGCTGGGCGGTGCCTGGGTTATTAGTCGTCCCGACGTCTCGCCTCGCAGAACATCAGTCCGCATTCGATGTAGCTCATTGCGATTGCCACAATGAAACAGGATGCGAATAGCTCGGCAGACTTGAGGGCGATGCGCTTAATCACGCCGCGAGTTCGACCACGTTGCTCGGCGGTCTATCCGGCTCCATGACCGTAATCGTTCCGCCGCTATAGATGTCGCGCTGGGTTGCGATCTCCACCGCTTCCTTCGGAGACTTGCCCGCGAGCATTGCGCCCATTGCGAACTCGCGGCCGCTGCCAATCGTTACCGGAGCGGGGAGATCGAACGCGAACAGACACCCCTCGTAAGTGACAATGCGCCCATCGGCATAAAGCCGGACCAACGTGAAGTCGCCAGTCAGATCGTCAGGATGCGCATCCGGTGAGTGCAGGCAGTTGATTGCCCTACGCATCGGAGACAATTCCCCGCATCCGCCGACAATCGAACCATCAGGCAGTCTGTGCAGTTTCTTGCTGTCCGCGCTTGTCACCATATCGCCAGCCGTGCTTTGTCCATCCGCAGCGATGGTTTTGCCGTCCGTCGCGATTGTGGTCACGCGGCCCTCCAATCTGTCCCCGCCAGTCAGTTGCGCGTCAGGCTCGCCCGTCTGTTCGTGCGTCGAGCTGATTGGCTGATGGCTGGCG